TTTCTTTACTCCGAATAAATATTGAAGGTTGTACGCTGCCAGTGCTGTCAGTCTTGTCTTCAGGTTTCAGTTTTTCGAATACGAATTACGATAATACGAACACGAATACGAACGTCAGTTCTCACCTATGCAATATTTTGCAGCGTAAACCCTGCCACCACGGCAAAAAATAAAAATTTAAAATGAGCGTTGGTAACAAAAAAGTGAAAACGATCTTTAAAAGCAAAGGCATGAAAAGGATAAACAACTTATTTGAACGGATATACAGCATTGAAAACCTGCAATTAGCGGATTTAATTGCACGAAAAGGGAAATCAAAACAACCTGGTGTGATACTTCATGATAAAAACAAGGAACAAAACATCTTAAAGCTTCATGAAGTGCTGAAAAATAAGACTTATAAAACATCTCAGTACACAACCTTCAGGATTTTTGAACCTAAGGAACGGTTAATATTTCGTTTGCCTTATTACCCTGACCGGATTACCCATCATGCTATTATGAATATTTTAGAACCTATTTTTATTTCCACATTCACGGCGGATACTTATTCCTGCATTAAGGGTAAGGGAATTCATGCAGCAGCCAACGCGGTTAAAAAAGCATTGAAAGAAACCACCGGTACCCGGTATTGTCTGAAGCTCGACATAAAGAAGTTTTATCCGAACGTCGATCATGCTATTTTGAAAGTGTTATTACGCCGGAAAATTAAAGACAATGATCTGCTTTGGTTACTGGATGAGATCATTGACAGCACTTCAGGACTGCCAATTGGAAATTATCTATCGCAGTACTTTGCAAACTTCTACCTGACTTATTTTGATCACTGGATCAAGGAAGTCAAAGGGGTTAAATATTACTTCCGGTATGCTGATGACATCGTAATCCTTTCTGATAGCAAGGAATATTTACACGAATTGCTATCTGAAATCAGATCGTACATGACTGAAAAACTAAACCTTACCATCAAAAATAATTACCAGGTATTTCCTGTTTCCAGCCGTGGAATTGATTTTGTCGGTTACGTTTTCATGCATACCCATACCCTGCTGAGAAAAAGCATCAAGAAGAATTTTGCCCGGATGCTGATCAAGAATAAGAACGACAAATCAATTGCAAGTTATAAGGGTTGGGCTATGCATTGCAACAGTATAAATCTAATTAACAAACTATTGAATGAAAAACTTTAGTCAATTCAATATCCAGCCAACTGCGAAAGGCTTCGAAGGTGATAAGATAAAAATGTCGAAGATCCTGAATCGCGAAATCGTTGTGCATCACTTTAAGATTGAAGATTCGAAGGTATTCAAAGAGAAAGGATCTGGTAAATGTCTGCATCTTCAGATATCATTTAACAACGAAAAGCACATCATATTCACCTCTTCGTCGGGTTTGATCGAAGTGATTCAGAAGATTCCTGAAAATGGATTTCCATTCACTACTACCATCATCCAAGAAAACGAAAGATTCTTATTTTCTTAATTCCCTAAAACCTTCCAATGTCCTGCAAACTCGCTGAAAAATACATTCAACAAATCCAATCCGGTGAAAAACTGGTCTGTCTTAACATCAAACTGGCAGTTGAAAGGCACGTTAACGACCTGGTCACCGCCCCTGAACGTAGTTTTTACTTCGATCGCAAAGCCGCCGCAAAGGTTTTCGCCTTCTTTACGCTGCTGAATCATTGCCCGGATAAGAAACGATGGGTGCCTTTTGAGTGCGAAGACTGGCAAGCATTGATAATTTACCTTGCTTTCGGGTGGAAAACTGCCAAAGGGACCCGCCGTTTCGGCTATGTTTATACAGAAATTGCGAAGAAAAACGGAAAGACAACCTTCGCGGCTGCCATTGCTGCCTACATGCTTTACTTCGATGGTGAGAATGAAGCTGAAATTTATTGCGCTGCTACCATCGAACGCCAGGCGTTGATCTGTTTCGACAAAACAAAAGAGATGATCCGCAAAAGTCCGGCACTCGTTTCACGTGCAAACATCCTTCGCCGTAACATCAGCATCGAATCAACGGCCAGTAAAATGCAGCCGATCGGGCGTGACAGTGATAGTATCGAAGGCGCAAACGGTTCGGGCATCATCATCGATGAGTATCATATCTGGAAAAATAACGATACGTTCGATAACCTACGATCAGGAACGGTAAACCGTAAACAACCGCTTACTTTTATCATCACGACAGCTGGAAAAGATAAGACTTTACCCTGTTATACCTATCGAATTTTGTGCATGGATATCTTAAAAGGCATTAAGAAACAGGATGATATCCTTGCTTTTATCTTCACGCTCGATGAGGGTGACAATTGGAAAGATGAAGCCGCATGGTATAAAGCAAACCCAAACATTGGCGTGTCTGTCGATCTTGATAAATTGCGGTTGGAATTCAAAGCAGCTTTAAATTCACCGCTTCAGGAAGCCAACTTTAAAACAAAAAATCTAAACCTATGGGTTGATGCACCCGAAACATGGATTAAGGATGAGCGGATTAAGGCGTGTGATTACGGCACCACTGATAAAGATCTGATCGGGAAAATTTGTTATGCCGGTTTTGATATCGCTTCACATGTCGATATCAATGCTCTCGCGCTTTTATTCCCGGATATCAACGGTCATCCGGTTGCTAAGTTTCATTTTTGGATACCCGAATCGAAGGTATTGGAAAATGAAGATCGTGTTGATTACCGAACCTGGGCACAATTGGGATATATCAATATTACGCCGGGCGATGTGATTGATATCGATCAGATGACAGACAAAATCTATGCAATCATTCAGTTATATCAGTGCGAAGGTTTTGCTTTTGACCCTGCAAAAGCGTTTCACGGTGTGATTCAGAACCTTCAAAAATTAGGACTCGAAGATATGCTCGATGAATTCGCCCAGGGAATCCGCAATATGAGTGAACCGACCAAACTAATAGAACGAATGGTTACCGCATCAGATATTGACTTTATGAAAAATCCCGTTATCCGTTGGATGTTCAGCAATGTTCAGATCATCAGTGATCCAAACGATAACATAAAAGCCGATAAGCGTAAGTCACGACAAAAGATTGACGGCGTGGTTGCCCTGGCGAATGCATTTGGCGAATGGCAAATCAAATTATATGGAGCTCCGTCGATGATGAGCGGTGAACTAACCTATTTTAAAATGTAACCGATGGAAAAAACTGAAAATAAAGAGGCACGGATCTACCGTATGATATCAGTCTCAGGTTTCGTCAACCTGTTTTGGGAAGAAATTAAAACAGCGGCGGCTACTGGAAAGCATATTACACACGAAGCGGCTTTCGAAAAGATCAACAACGAATACTTCAAATCAACCGGAAAATACCGGTACAAGAATTTTGCATCATTCAAATCACTAAAGGACAAATCAAATTAAAAAACGACATCATGAAATCAACAGACACATTTAAAAAAACGATTCAAAGCTATCTTGAAAACAGGGCTAAAGCGGATGCTCTTTTTGCCGTAACCTTCGCCAAAGAAGGAAAGAATATGGATGATTGCATTACTTACATTCTGAACACGGTCCAGGCTTCTGGATGTTCCGGTTTTGCAGATGAAGAAATCTTTTCAATGGCAGTGCATCACTACGATGAGGAAAATATTAAGATCGGAGCGGTGGCCAGTAGCCGGGTGGTTGTCAATCACGAAGTGGTATTGACGGAAGAGGAAAAAACGGAAGCCAGGAAAGAAGCTGTCAATAAATTTCAGGCTGAGTGTTTGTCCGCGATGAAATCTAAAAGCAAACCGAATCTGATTCCTAAAAAGGAATCAGCGGACGTTCAGGCAAGCCTTTTCGATTAATCATGATAGATCCAATTATTTATGAGCCATTCAAACCTGATCTTTCAAACTGGGATACTGAGTTAGCTGAGTTTATACAAAAAACGGAATTCAGTACAATGGAACCTGAGATCCCATCTGAAATTACATTCCCATTTATGATGGTATTTCACCGAAATAAGATCAGTCAACGAAACAATAATTATTTGGTTGCTGCTGCAATATTTAAACTTTGTGATATTGCAATTCTAAAGCGAAACCTCGCACATAAAGGATGGCCTAATATGACGCTCATGTTCGATCTTCCTGAATTTATGCTTGATTGTGAAAATCAAAATAGGTATGTGTCGTGGGTTTTTCAAAACTGGCAGGATTTGGAAAGGGTTTTATCATTAAATGATAAGCGGATCATACCTGATTTAATGGATCTATTCCCATGTCCAAGTACTCAGATAAGGGAGAAAAAAGGACAATACAAATTAATCTTCTAAGATCATGGAACCAAAAACAAAAATACAAAAGCAGGTAGTTGAATTGAGTACAAAACTACCTGCCATTACTGAAAAACAAAAGGCGTATGCTTTCAGCAAATGCTTTGATAATTATGCGGTAAGGTCACGGAATACATTGTTCTGTCTTGAGTGTGGCCATTCCTGGAAGGATGCTTCTGTTCTGTCTTCAACTCTTTTGGGTTGCAGCTGTCCGAAATGCGGTAACAATCTGAAGATGTACAACAATTACAGTGCATATAATAAAGTGAATGAATACTTTGCTATCATTTCGACTGTTAGCGACATGCAAGTAGTTCGGATGTTTTTTGTAACTAAAAAATTAAAGAAAAACAATGAAAGATCATTTGATATTGATGAAGTCATGCAGCACTGGATTACTCCGTCAGGCAAAGTGACAACGATGTCAAAAAAGATTATGGGTTTATCAAATTGTTACGACCAATGGATATTTGACACTATACTGGAAGTAAGACAAGGATCTTCCGAATCATGTCAGAGATATAACCTGAACCCTTATAAAATTTGGCCTGATAGAAAAATACTTCCTGTCATTAAGAGAAACGGGTTTAAGGGTCAGTTCTATGGAAATACACCCCACGGTTTATTCGCGTTAATACTTCGTGACAAGATCGCTGAAACGCTTTTAAAAACTGGTCAAGTCGATATACTTAAACGTTACAATTCTTTGACGTTTGAAAAGTATTGGCCATCGGTAAAAATCTGTATCAGAAATGGATATATTATCAAGGATGCAAGTATGTGGTGTGATCATATCGATCTACTAAAATATTTTGGAAAGGATCTTCGCAATGCAAAGTTTGTATGTCCGGTAAATCTTCAGTCAGACCATCAACATTTGATTGAGAAAAAGAGGATAATCCGGCAACGCGAAAAACTTGAAGAACAGAAAAAAGAAATTGCCAAAGCAGAGAAAAAGTTCAGGAAAGAGAAAGGCATGTATTTAGATATTCGCTTTACGGATGGTATTATTGATGTGATGGTTTTGGACAGTGTAAATGAGTTTCTTAAAGAAGGTGATGAGCTGCATCATTGCGTGTATTCGAACGAATATTACAGTAAAAAAGATTCGTTGATCCTATCAGCAAGAAAGTCCGGTAAACGACTTGAAACAATTGAAGTATCCCTAAAGAAAATGGATGTTGTTCAGTCTCGCGGATTACTAAATAAAAGCACTGAATATCATGATCAGATAATTGGCCTGGTTAAAAGAAATATCAGTTTGATCCAATCAGTTGCTGTTTAACACAATTCCATCAAAATATTATTACAACAATTCAATTAAATTATTTAATCATTTATAAATCAATTACCTATGACACAATTTAAAGGAAAAGCAATTTACCAGCCATCGGGCAAAGCCGCTGAATATAGTCAGTGGGCGTGTAATTTTTATGTGGGATGTTCAAACGAATGCACCTATTGTTATCTGAAAAAGGGCATTGGTGCTAAGATTCTGGGAGGCAATAAGCCAACTCTAAAAAAATGCTTTACAGATGAAGATAACGCTATGGAGATCTTCAGAAAAGAACTTGAACAAAATTTATCTCAACTTCAGGAATGTGGACTGTTTTTTAGTTTCACTACCGATCCGCTGCTTTACAGAACAAAAGAATTGACCATGCTTGCAATAAATGAATGTCTTTATAATGATGTTCCTGTCAAGATATTAACAAAGAAAACAAACTTTATCGGTCAATTTTCTTATGAATTACAATGTACTGATTATGATCTATCTAAAATCGCTTTCGGCTTCACCCTAACCGGTCACGATGAACTTGAACCTAATGCCAGCTCTAACGCTGAACGAATTGAAGCAATGAAAAAATTACATGATGCCGGTTTCAAAACATTCGCCAGTATCGAACCAATTATTGATTTTCAAAGCAGTTTTAGAATGATTGCGGCCACTCATGGAATTTGCGACTTATACAAAATTGGCCTTGAGAGTGGTAAAAAACAAGACAAGGACTATGCAGTTTTATTTGTCGCAAACGTGATGGTGAGAGCGACAGAAAACAACTCGAAGGTATATTTCAAAGATTCTATTCTGAAGTGTTGGGGTGTATCACGTGAAAGCCTAAAGGAATATGAATGTTGTGTAGCAAGTGATTATAATCTATTTGAAAACTAAACTATGAAAGATATCAAATTTTCTCCATTTTTCCAGAAGTCTCATCCATGTGCCGGGCAACCAACTAACTTTATCGAAAAAATTTGGCGGTACCTGATAGATAGTTGCGAAGATCCGGCAGAAAAAACATTGCTAATCTCCCTTTCGTTTTTTTACCTGGATCAATTCGATCGCGAATTGTGGGACGCTTCAAAAGTTGAATCTGTATTTCCGAAAGGGCACACGGTCCGCAAAGGCCATCGTTTCAAGGCCGGTGAATGGTTCGCCCCGAAAGTGTGGACAGGTAAACCTTATCGAAGTAAAACTTACCAGTTTGCACCTGCCATCGAAATAAAAAAAGTTTTTGATTTCAAAATCAAAAATAATCAGGTTTTAATTGATGACCGGCTTTATGCAACATTAGATCTAAATCGGGTTGCAAAAAATGACGGACTCAGGCTTTGTGATTTTTTCGACTGGTTTCAATTTCCCAAAGAATTCGATGGTCAGATTATTTGCTGGAATGACCAAATAAGCTATTAACGCGCGCCCAAATCGCCCCTTTTAACACACTGTTAATTTTTCTATTATAAGTTTTAAAATTATCATAACTTAGTAATGCTTTGTATTTTAGTCTATTAATATGTTTATAACTTTTAGGTAAGAAAGTAAACTTTGTTTACCCGATTAAAGAAGGATATATCAGAAATTTGATTCGAAACAAATGATCTGATATGTCCTTTTTGAGTAAAATAGGTTTTAGCAGCAAAAAGCAACCCCAATTTCGCGGCCTCGTGGAAGATGTGATTGCCGAACGTTTCTCCGCTATCAGTGGAATATCTGGTTCTGGTTTGATGGTCACTTCAGAAACAGCTTTACGGTTCTCAGCCGTTTGGTGTGCGATCAGAATACTTTCCGAAATACCGGCTTCGCTTCCAAAAAGCATTCGCACACAAAACAACGACGGTTCCTTTACTACGCTGTTCAACGATCCGGTTGCCCTGGTTCTCGAATCACCCAACGAATTTATGACGGGCTTCGACTTCCATGAGCTTATGAACGCTTCGCTTCAGCTCAGGGGTAATGCAGTCGCAGTAATTTATCGCGACCGGCGCGGTTTTCCTGTTCGGTTGATCCCTGTCGATTGGAACGGCGTCAATGTGATGATGAATAACGGCGTTTTGACATATACCATTAACGATATGCTTTACAACATCCACGGCACTTTCTTCGCCGATGATGTCCTTCATTATAAGATTTTTTCGCGTGACGGCATCGTTGGCCGCTCTCCGATTCAGGTGGCGAAAGATAACATTGGCCTCGCTTTGAGTGCAGAACTTTATGGCGCCGAATTTTTCACAAAAGGAGGAAATAACAAAGCTGTAATTGAGACAACAGCAGCTTTTAAATCTTATTCTGAATTTGCTGCATGGCGTGAAAAGTATGATCAGGAACATTCCGGATTAAATTCAAATCACGGTACCCCAATTCTACAACCGGGCATGAGTTACAAACAACTCACGATGAGCATGGAAGATGCTCAGTTTATTGCAACCCGTCAATTCCAGATTACTGATTGTTCGCGCTGGTTCAACATCCCTGCACACTTGCTTCACGATTTGAGCAAAGCAACATTTTCAAACATCGAACATCAGGATCTTCAGTTCATTAAATATTCCCTTCGCGGATTAATCACACGTCAGGAAAAGGAATGGGAGTTCAAAATGTATTCACCTGCACAACGCAATAAAGTTGATGTGAAGTTCGACATGGACGGCCTCGCACGTGGTGATATGGCCGCCCGTAGCACTTACATAAATGCGATGGTGAATGGTGGGATTCTTACCCCCAATGAAGGTCGTGCAGTTGAAAATCGTGCACCGTTGACCGATGGTGATAAGATCAGAATTCCGCAAAATATTACAGGTAAACCAACCGATCAAAATACAAAAGCATAATGAAAAATAAATTATTTACATCTGGTCAGGTTCGGGAAATTCCGAAAAATGTAGAAGAATCAAGAACTATCACTTTCTGTCTGTCGGATGCTTCAAAAGACAGACACCGAACGGTTTTAAATCCCGAAGGTTGGGATCTGAAGGCTTATGCTCAAAATCCGCTCGTTGGATATATGCATAATATCATGGGTGGTGGTATGTGCGAAGAACCGGACCCTGATTTTGTAATTGGAAAAGGGATCGCATCAATTGAAGAAAATATTCTCATTGGTGTCACCACTTTCGAACCTGCTGAAATTAATGAAAAGGCAGAAAAGGTTTTCCGCAAAGTGCTGTTTGGATCGCTTCGCAGTACATCTGTTGGATTCATGGAACTTGAACCAGGTTGCTACGGCGATGGTGAAGAAGGAATGGGACAACCAAACGAAACTTATTATTTCGGTAGTCGGGAATTGATTGAATATTCGATCGTGAATATCCCATCAAACCGAAATGCACAGGTACGATCAATGCGTGACCAGACCGCCGGTGCCCTGGCATACGTACGCCGTGCACTCGATAGTAAATTCAGGCTTTCGCAGATTGAAGAAATGAGGGTTTGTGATGTGCTCGACCTGCTCGATGGTAAAGATGTTGAGATCCGTTCTACCGATCCTGATGAAGTCCGCCGGTTGCTTACTGAAATCGAAACCTATAAAACTAAAGTGACGGCTCAGGCTGATCAGTTGCTCAGGGTTCAGAAATATTATAAAACTAAAATTTAAGCCCGCATCGGGTATTCAATAATCAATAAATATTTTTTAATTATGAAAAAGTCAGATTTGTTAAAACAAAATCGGGCAGCCCTGGAGGCGGAGATCTTACCACTCGTCGATGCGGCTGAATTGACAGTTGAGCAAAAAGGTTTGTTCGACACTACATCAGCGAAAATAGAAGCGCTGAATTTGGAAATCGCCCGCGAAGAAAAACGCGAAGCAATGCAGTTGGCAAATGCAGCTGGTCCCGGTGGCCGTTCGATTTCCGAAAAGGAAGAAAAAGAAGTTGCATCTTATTCGTTTGCTCGCGCCATCAAAATACTGGTTGATCGCAAAGATCCTGACGGCCTCGAAGGCGAAATGCACAAAGAAGGTGTTCGCGAGTTTGTATCAATCGGCAAAGAGGTTCGCGGTTTTACCGTTCCGTTGCTTGTTTTGAATCAGCGTGCCAGCACCGGCCAAAATGTAACCACTGCTGCTGATGGTGGCAACCTTGTTCAAAACGATCCGTTCATCTTCATCGAAGTGTTGAAAAATGCTTTGGTATTGATGGGTTTGGGGGCTAACTTCATTACCGGTCTGATTGGTAATCTTCCTTTGTTAAAAGGCGGTGCTTTCAGCGCTACGTGGATTGCTGAAGGTGGGAATGTCAACTTTACAAAAGAGGCATTTTCAAAAGTAACGATGACTCCCAAAAGTCTGATGGTTGCCGGTGCTATTTCAAAACAGTTATTGATTCAGACCAATAACGTAGCTGAAACGATGATCCGTAATGAGATCATCCAGGCGATTGCTCAGGGTTTGCAAAGTGCTGCAATCAATGGTTCGGGTGTTGCTCCTATTCCTTCCGGTATTTTAAATACTGTCGGTATTGGTGCCGTTGCCGGTGGCGTCAACGGACTTGCTCCAACATGGGGTAACATAGTGGACCTTGAAACTGCCATCCTTTCAAAAAATGTGATTGGTAAGATAGGTTATCTTACTAACTCAAAGGTTTCGGGTAAACTGAAACAAACGCTTCAGGCAGCTGGTGTACCTGGGTTTATTCTACAGGGTGATCAAATGAACGGTTGCAAAACTGTTATCACCAATTCCGTTCCGTCCGACCTTACAAAAGCCGCTTCTGGTGCTGTTTGTTCAGCGATCATTGCCGGTGTATGGTCGGAATTATTCATGGGTATGTGGGGAGGTCTCGACATCGTTGTCGATCCATACACACGTGCTGATTATGGCGAAATCAAATTGGTGATGAACCAGTTTGCTGATGTTGCGCTTCGTAATCCTGAGGCTTTCTCAGCAATGAAAGACGCTCTTACTACTTAGGACTTTGTCTTGTTTCTTTCATAGGTGTTTAGTTAGTTAAATCAAAAGGCCGGTGCTGTCCGGTATCGGCCTTTTACAATTCTTTAAATCATGGACGAATCATTGAAAATATTGTGGTTAAAACCGCATCCAAAATACGCATATTTCGAAGGTGATACAGCAGAACTTCAACCTGAAGAGGTTGCTGAATTGACCAAATCAGGTCACGTGATCCTTTTCCCAGGCGTTGACGAAAAAGAAGAAAATCCGCTTCCGGCAGATCTTCCTTCGCGCGATCTGCTTTTTGAAAATGGTTTCACCACCGTTGAAGCAATTCAGACAGCCGGTGAATCCATCAAAGAAATAAAAGGAATCGGAAAGAAATCCTTCGTAGATATCACCGCTTTTCTATCCGCGTAATTCGATTTTAATTCGTGTCAATTCGCATTCCAATGAAGTACAAGATCCTTATTCCTTCAATCGTTTTCGCCTGTGACCTTCAATTTCTGAAAGATCAGCTACGTGTTACGCACGATGCACACGATCTTTATTTGGAATCGTTGATCGCGGCTGCAACCGATTGGGCTGTGGGATATACAGGAAGGCAGATTAATTGTGCTACGCTTCAGGCTTATTCAAGGTATTCATTTTGCAAGATGTCATACGATATCGATCGCGGTCCAATTATCGCAATCACGAAAATTGAATATCTGAATGTTTCGGGTGCCCTGGTACTTATTCCGGCTGAACAGTATGAACTATCGTCTGATCAATATTCAGGCACCATCTTTTTAAAGACTGGTTTTGAATTTGTAAATGTTGATATGGTTCGCATAGATGCAATCAGGATAACATATACAGCCGGTTATGGTGATATTGAAACGAATCCGTTCCCTGAGTTTGTTTGCAATGCTGTAGCTCTGAAAGCTGCAAGATTGTACACGAATCCTGAAGATGGTGTTGATGAGAAAGTAACTGTTTCAGAAAACCTTCTAAACTCGATGCGATGCCCGATCGTGTAAAAATTGGAATGATGGACCGTTACCTTATTGCGCAAAGCAAGGAAGAAACGAAGACAGGCAAAGGCGGTATGCTGAATGTCTGGACGGATGCTTTCAATTTTTTCGCAGCTCAGTCAGACGATATCGTTACCGAAACATTTTCGGCTATTGCAACCATTGCACCAGTGACCACCACCTTCACAACTCACTTTCGCGCCGATCTTAATCGTAAGATGCGAATCAAACAGGGTGAAGACTTTTGGAACATTGTCACCATTGCGCGTGATGGGATCATGCTGAAAATCGGATGTAACAGGATGGAGGATTAAGCGATGTCAGTAATTACAATTGATGGTATTGACGAATTAAGCAACTTTCTGAAGAATCACCCGAAAGAGCTTGATAAATCAGTCATTCAAAGTTTATCAAAGGGTGCCAGGACTATTAATAAAACAATTGTAGAACGGCTTCCGGATCGCTTAAAGAAATTCAAATCGATAGTCACGACAAAGATCCTTGCGAAGTCATCAAATCCAACAGTTTTAGCTGGGATATTTGGTAGAAAAATATTATACATAAATCGTCGTGGGGTAAAATGGGATTCATTTATGCTTTTGTATTGGGCTAATTATGGTACAATGGCAAATCGTGATAATAGTCATATTTTCAATACTTCGCGCCGATCAAAAACAAGGATCTTTAATGGTGGAATAAAACCATTGGGATTCTTTGAAAAGGCAATTGATTCTTCATATGGCGAAGCGCTTAACATCGCAGAGGCCGATTTAGGTAAAACATTAGATATTGTTTCATCAAAATACGGATTCAAATGATTACAGAAGCAATACAACTGATAATTGACGCTGTTGTCAACTCCTTTTCACCGGTGGTTGACACCGATAATTCTCCGAAAGGCGTGTTCGCAGTTCATCAGGAAGATATCGCCCAAACGCTTCGTGATAAGAAAGGAATTTACGGCTTCGAATATAACGTGGTTATCCATGTAACTGCCGATACTCAGGAAGAAATCGACCCGGTTACTGTACAGATAACCAATTTACTTGAAGAGGCGAATGGCGATATCTCCGGGACTGTCTTCGAAGAGGTGAATTTTATATCATCGCTGGGTGTCACCTTCGATGAAGAAAAGAAAAAGTTTTACGATCAATTAACATTTCTCATACAAACAAAAAATCGATAAAAATGGCAAAACGTGTAAATGGCAGGGATATCACCCTTAAGGTTAATGAAATGTTTTTTTCTGGTATCACGGACGTAGATCTTTCAAGCTCTGCAACCGTCGAAACATCGCTGATCAAAGCTGATGCCGGGGTGGCTCAGGAAGAGATTGTCGGGTTCGAAGATAAGTTTGCAATCAGTGGAATAGTATGTATTAATGATGTTGGCGAAGAGTTGACAGAGATGGACTGGAAGGCATTACGCGCCGCTTATCGGGCAAAAACGCTGATTCCTTTTGTCTACGGAATGAATGCAGTTGGCAAACCCGAAATAACCGGCAATATGAGGCTGATGAGTTGGAACGAAAAGTCAGGGTCAACCGGAAAAGCAACGATCTCGTGTGATGCAAAGATCATCCAGGATGCTGAACTTGACTGGGCTTCTGTAGCTGTATAGTGTCGGCAAAAAAGGGCGATCACGTAGGATCGCCCATACAATCCGTTTAAATCCATGTAATCTATTTTCCTATGAAAAAAGACTTTATCACCATCAACGATCAGCAATACCGTGTCGAAATCAACATGAATACTGTTGAAGACTGGGAGCGCAGATCAGGTAAAAAACTGGGTCAGTTCGAAATCGAAGCCGCCAAATCTGCGAAGACAGGCGGTGTCGTTACCAGGGTAATGCTGCTGTGGTTATTCTGCGCAATCATCGAAGGTGAGGAGATTGAAGGACGTGAATTTGAACCCGATTTTCTTGAATTCAAGCGGATGATTTCTCCTTCGATCATGTCTTTTTTTGCGCTGATTTTCATCAAACAATACATTGGAGAATCCGCCGCAAGTAGTGGCGGGCCTGCGTGTCCGCCAGTAAAAAAAAAGAGTCCGATCCGGTCAGCCTTTCACAGCTTCGGGCGTTGGCATTGGGCGAAATGGGTTTTCGTGTCGTTGATTTTGGCCTTTGTCGCCTGGTTTATTTTTGGGATGCGCTCCGGGGTTTAACGAAGGCTAAAATGGAGCGGTACGAATTTACATTCAATATCGCACGTATGTCTGTAACCGCCCTGCTGAATATTCAAATGGCACCTGATGACCGCATCACGCCTTCGCAGCTTTGGCCAGATTGGGGTGATCAAAATGAAGAATCCGAAAAGATCGATCCTGTTGAAATTGTTAAAATAACCCGTTCGGCAATTGAATTATTGAATAGCCGTAAATCCGTATAATCCTTTTCCCTATGGCCACAAAAAATCTAAAAGTCTTAATGTCGGGCGATACAAAACCGTATCGTGCTGAAATTGATAAAGCCGCCGTTGCAACTAAGGTAATGAAGGATGACATAGGTAGTCACCTTAATTCTATTGCTGGGCTGTTTGGTACAAGTACCAGCACAATAGGTGCTTCAGCACAAAAAATCAGCACCGTATTCGTAGGTCTCACCGCTGCTTTTTCGGGTGCTGCTGCCGGTGGTAGTGCTGCCGCTGTTGCCAATGCTGCATTGGCAACCTCTTCAACTGCTGTTGCAGGTGCAGAAGCGAATCTTATTGTGGCAACTGCTGCCCTTGCAATTGCACAAGGTACAGCTGGCATATCAGCTGAAGCGCTTACAGCTGCTGAGTTTGAAGTAACAACTGCAACTGCTGGATTGGCAATAGCGCAAAGAGGTCAGGCATTGGCTCAGGGTGCCGTTACTGCTGCCACTGGGTTTGGAACTTCAGCGATGAAGTTATTTAAACTTGCTTTGGCATCTACGGGAATTGGCTTATTAATAGTCGCTCTTGGTGCATTGGTTACTTATTTCACAGGCACGCGCGAAGGGGCATTTAAGATTAAGCTTGTATTAGCTGAAGTGGGGGCTGTTGTAACAACACTGAAAGATCACTTTAGTTCATTGGGTGAAGTGATTTATAAATTTTTTACATTCGATTTTGCCGGTTCAGGCAAAGCTTTAAAGACTGTTTTTTCTGGACTTGGTTCTGATTTGGTTGATAATGCATCGGCTGCCGGTGAATTAGCCAGGCAAACAAAGGCGCTCAATAATGAAGAGCGCGAAAATAAAGTATTGCAACAGCAACGTATGACACGTGCCGCAGAATTGCGCAATGATGCTAAACAGAAAGGCGTTAGCGCCGCTGATAAGAAGAAAATGTTAGCAGAGACAAAGCAATTGATCATCGAGTATTATAATGAAGAAAAGAAAATTGCTGTGGGGCGGCGTGATATTGCCATTGAGGATTCAAAACATCATAAAAACACGACTGATGAACTAAATACACTTGAAGATGCAAAAGTGAAAGTTTTAGCCGTAGATGAGGAATCAGCACAGGCACAAAAAGCGTTATCGCGTGAAATTAAAGGTGTTAATAAGGAGATTGCCGCGCAAACTACTGAGATCATTAAAAAAGCTGCTGAAAAACGCAAAGCCGATTTGGAAGAGGATAAGAAACTCGGTGGCGTTATGAAGGTAAGAGATAAAGATATGAGTTTTAAAACTCAGCAAACTATTGTGCGCGAGTATAAAATTGCTGACGCCGAAAGCGCTAAAAAAGACAATGACCCGGCAACATTATTTGATAAAGGTATTAAGAAGTCACAGGCTTTGTCTGATGCCCGTTGGCGTGCTGAACAAAAGAATATCAGCAATACAAAAACATCCTATTTAGATCTATCCGATAGTATAAATTCTGGCATTGAATCAATGGGTAGTGGTATGGGTGAATTTTTTGGAAGTCTCTTATTAGGTGAGGGGAGTGTACAGAGCTTTGGAACAATGGTGGCAGGTGTATTTGCTGATATGGCGATTCAGGTAGGCCAATTAGCAATAAAAACAGGTTTAGCAGCATTGGCAATAAAAATAGGTTTAGAATCTATGAATCCCTACATCATGATTGCCGCTGGTATAGCCTTGGTTGCACTTGGAACAGCTGTCAAAGGAAGTATGTCAAGTATTGCATCAGGTGGCGGTTCAGGATCAATGCCTTCAGGCAATCAGAATTACAACTACGATACACGTTCGAACACTTCTCAGGCTTCAGCTCAAAAAGTAATAGTTGAAGTAACCGGAACATTGAACGCTTCACCGAAAGGACTTTCAACAACCTTGAATAAAGAGAATACCAGGGTAGCAATATCAACTTAGTCTCACGCAATATTATCCGCATAATCTTTTAATAATCTGTGTAATCTTTTTATCATGGCCTACGGACTTAAATACGAACTTATCGGAAAATCAACACCTTTCAACAAAACATGGAAGGTCAGAATTTCGCGCGAAGGTTATGCCGGTCCGCAAATAGACCGCAATGTTCCGGCCAATCCGTTCACGCTAAAGAAAGACAGCGCCGGAACTGTCAGGGGTACTTCACTCGACTTCGCGATCCGTGCCATTGCAGACTTTGAATTTATTGAATTTTATACCGAAAATAGTCTTGATTGGCTTATCGAATTAGTCGATCCTTCAGATGCAATTGTCTGGAAAGGCTTTATTATCCCGGAACAATACCAGGAACCTTACTCACCGGCACCAGTTACAGTCAGTTTTACGGCAACCGATCAGTTAGGATTGCTGAAAAACTTCACGTATACCGCCGTCAATGCTACCCGCATCAGTTATCTTTCGATCCTTAAAAGTTGTCTTTCAAATTCGGGTTTAGCGCTTGGTTTTGCGATTGCGATCGCGATTAAAGAATCACGTCAAAATCAGGATCGATCTGTTCTGTCTGAAATATACGTTAATCCGGAAGTCTATAACGGCCTAACCTGTTACGAAGTCATCGTTGATATCCTTTCGCATTTCGATGCTGAGATTACACAACATGCCGGGCGTTGGCTGATTCGCCGCAGTGTTGACAAACAAATCACCCGGATACTCTACGATGCAACCGGAACATTTACGGGTACTCAGGCTGCTCCAATCGTGAAGTCATTGGGTCAATTGGGTGCATCTGATATTTACCCAACTGGCAGCGCCCTGAATATGGAGCTTGCAACCGCTGAGCGTAAGCTAATCATCAGCGAAGATTATCAAACTAAATCAAGTATTCTTCCTTCACAGGATGCATCTAAATGGACAGACGCGAATACGCTTCCCGGATGGACACCAGCACTGGCGCAACTAATAAAAGTTGATGCTGATCCTTTTTATTTTCTGGTTAAACCTGCTGATAACGGATATCATCCAAATTCATTTGCAAAAGCATCGGTACTGGAAGTTAACGCAACAACAGATTCGGTTGAGTTTGCATTCGATTACGCATATATCACGCCGTTGAACCTGACCGATCCCGGCACTGGCGTTCCTATACCTTATAACAATGTAACGATATCGGTAATGGTCACGCTGTTCAACGCAACACAAAATAAAACGTGGTATTTATCGAAGACGTTAGGTTGGATAGAAACGTTATCGCGTCTCGATATTGCAGACGTTAAGCCATCCGGATCAGTCAATCAAAATCCAAATTGGTTTAATTTTAAAATCCTGAGTTCCGGAATTCCGGCAAATGGAACATTGAGCGTAACGTTATACCGTCCTATTGGACCCGATGTGATGCACAATGCTGAACGGTGGGGGGCTGCTTTTAAAAATGTGAGCTTCAATATTCTTCACGATGAGATCCCTTTGCCAACTGGTCAGGCTTTCGCAATCTTGCTGAATAAGTCGACCAAAGCCGCCGAGAAAGATATTAAAATAATTGGCG